GATCATGCTTTGCGCCTTTCTCTTTGGAGTTCAGCGAGCACATTCGGAAGTTCTGCAAATCGGGCATCTTGAGCATCGGCCCGTTTTTGCAAGGTCACGATGTGACGTAGTATTGCACCGGACATATCGGCAAGCTCTCGTCCGAGCTCGTTGATATTTTCCTGCAATTCTGCTGGTTCCGCTGGCGTGATATCAATTTGCTCTAGCCTTGCAACCCGCTCAATCAGCTCTGCAAAGGCGCGCGGCAGCACGAATTGCTGACTATCTTGAAAAGACGCTAAACGCTTCTCTAGGCGTTCGAGTCGGTCAACCGCCGCCTGGTCCAACACCTCCCGGCTTTCTACATGCTTGACGATCTCGCGCTTTGACCGTCGGCCTATTTGATCAACAATCGCGCGCGTGCGGCTTCTATGACCAGAAAGAGTCATCCTCAAAATTCTCCGGAATGGGGTCCATGGTTTGCAGCTCGAAAGACTTTGCCCATATGACCTGGCGGTCCGCCGCGCCCGCAAGCATAATCGCTTGCCACTCGGGTGCTGTGACGCTCGCCGGGCCCGTGTCTGTCACGATGTCGATCGTTGATGCTGTATCGCCCACATCGATCAAAGCGTTAGCTAGATTGATGACTTCGTTCCATCCGACCCAATCGGCCTCAGTTGTGCCAATCGTATGAATCCCGCGCGGGTCTGGTGTGACGCCATCTTCCATCATTCCAAAATCATACTGGAAACCAAGTTCTAGACGTCTCTTTCGTTCGGCTTGCACGCGCACTACCATTTGCTCGTGTGTCGGCGGTTTTGGCGGCGGCTTAGGCGGGTCTGGCGTGACGGTGATTTCCAGCTGCGCGAGCCGTTCCGGTGACATGCGAGGCAGCGTGTTTTGCGGGATTGTCAACACGTCATCATGATGCGCAAAATAACATTGCACGCGAGAGCGCCCGCTGACCTTTTGGCCATCGGGTAAGTTGTAACTCGGCATCTCTTGCCCCTCTTACTGTGCTAATCCTAGTGGAATGTTTGAACCGCCAAATGGATGCTCGGCAAATGCAATGCCAACAAATGTGTTACCGCTGCGGTTAACTTCTGAGGATGTACCGCGTGTCTTGAAACCGTTGGATAAGAAATCGATTTCGCGACTGGTTGCACTTCCGTCGGCATTACTATTGTTGGCACCTAGGTATACTATGCGCCCGTTCGTGGTGTCGCGAACGCTATCCCATATAGGCCAGCCATTGCCAGATTGATCAGCGTTGCGATAAAGAATAAACTTCGGTCTAAATCCTAGATAAACAAAAATTCCGTCAGCTGCACCGTTGCCCTCAAAGCTGAACACCTTGCTATAGCCAGGTATCGAGCGGAAACAGTAGGCTATATAATCGCGAGAACTTCCGTTTTGGTCGCTATCTGTGCCTAAGCTAAAAGTTTCCGAACTTGGCGCAGTATTATTCCAGTATGTTGAACTGGTTGCTTGGGCGTTAGTCAAGTTTAGATAAACCTGCCCTGTCCCACCAATGGCATCGTGATAAGCTGGCCAATTTCCGGTATTGCTAGTTGATTTTACGATAAGTAGTTCAGGTGCGCCGGACTGGCCATGACCAACCGTGCCCGCTGATCCCGTGCCCGTATAGCCAACAATGCTAAAACCAGCATCGTCATTAACTGATACTGATACTGTGGAGCTTATAGTTCCATCAATATTAGGCACAGCAGCTCCACCAGCTTTCCAATTCCAGCTGATGTAATTTTCTGTGTTGGTGTTGACCTCAACATCGCCACCAAGCGTAAAACCGTCGCTATCAAAGCTTGTGAGAGTTTCGCTTTCAGTTGTTTCTACTGCTGTCCCATTTGAGTGCAAAACTTTTGTTGCCCCACGAAGCACATCAAACAGCATGTGGCTGTCCGCTTGGTCCCTGTTTTTAATCCAGGTGAAATCGCTCTGGAAACCAACACCAGTTATTGAGTTGCCACCACTGCCTACAGCAGTTCCATCGCCAGTATAAGCAACAGCATTAAAATACTCGCCTGGGTCTGTTATTGTTGGGTCGGGTAGGTTGGCTGCTGATAGGGCGACAAATCCAGTTGGCGCTGTATATGTCCATTCATCTTCTGCGAAAGAAACGGTTGTCGTGTACGTTCCGCCTGATGTTCCATTCATATCAGCTGGCACGAATTCGCCAGACAGTCCTGTATAAGCCGCATTCGTTGTTGTGCCTGCCTCTATTTCCCCAACTGTGGCAGAGGCTTGCCAAGTACCATTCTTACTAAACCAGATCGCACCGTTGTCTAAATCAAGCGCAACACCAATAACGTCGCTGGCTGTGTAGGTACTGCCATAAGACGCATCTATGCTGTTACTTCTTTTTTGACCATTGCTTCTATAGGAATATCCAGTAGACCCGTTCGCGAATAAAGTTGTATGTGGCTCAGCATCTCCAGCCGCAACTACACCGAGGAAAATTGCACCGGAACTTAAAGCATCTACAGTTGTCTCCCAATACCATCGACCAGATGCTAGAGCTATCGTTCCATATGTCCCACCATTGCTACTGAACGCACCATGAGCCGCTGTTCTATTGCCGTTTGATAGTGTGACAGAACTTGCGGTTTGTAATGAATTATACGTACACACATTGACCGTAGGGCTATCATTGGACTGACTTGGACTGCCGTTAACAGTTAGATCATTGCCATTGCCCGAGCTGTCTTCGCCAAGATTCGATGCGTTAGAGAAATCCAGATAAAAACCATTGTTTCCGTATGTTAGTCCAGATGGCTTTATGGGTCGCCACGCTGTGGTGCCGTTGTAGAATTCGCCAAAATACGTAGGCTCTAACTGCTGCCCATCAACAAAATTTATTTCCGACATGTATCCATTAAAGTAATAGTTCGCTCCAGAAATGGTGTTATGCTGCCGCCCTATTCGATGTGATCCTGCTACATTGACGCCTATATTGTTTCCTGATCCTGGATTGTTCTCCAGGTCAAAAGAAGTTATTTGAACACCATTCCAATAAATCTTAATTCGGTCGGCTGGTGTTGCTTGGTCGGTATCTACGGCAACAACTAAGTGACCATATGCGCCAACATCGCGAAATACTTGTGACGTGCGTCGCCACTTTGTGGCTGCTCCACGCATCTGTAGCTTGTCATCGCTTCTGAACAATAAATCCAAATAACCAGCATCACTCGCGGAACTACCAGCTGTAAAAATACTTTGATGGCGACCAAGTTCTGATCTCTTAATCCAAGCGCTGTACGTCCATCGATTGCTATCTGTCGCGGTTCCAGCTGTCCAATTTAGGTAATCACTAGAGCCATCAAACACGGCTGATTGATCGATCTGATAACCGCTATAGCCGCCAGCGGGCGCAAGCATCATTGAACCATGTAACGGCATTAGCTGATTGCCTTGATCATGTTATAATGTATCTCGGTTGATGACTTTACGTAATAGTTGATCTGATCAACGGCGCTTGCGGTCGCCGTCAACGTGTCATCCGTTCCGCCTGCGTTTTTCCAATAGCTGCCAAACGCCATTGTGCGAGGCGTTGAAGCATCCTGCGTTATGACAATAGAGCCATGTTGACCGGCGACAATGTTCGACGCATTAGAAAGCGTTGTGTCTTCGGTTGTCGTGTGACTAAAGTTATTAGAGGCTGCGAAGTCGATCTGGATGCTACTAGAACTTGACGTAAGCGCCGTCACTTCTCCGCGTTGTGACGCGGTGAATGTTTGCGCATTATCCAAAACAGCATTGTTTGCATCGTAAACGCTTTCGCCGCTTGCCGGCTCATACGCTACGCACTTCCAATTGCCGGTTGCGTATTCCCACATCATCGCAACATCGCCGGCAGCCGTTGTGATGTTCGCACCACCTGGCAATATCAAGTCAGTCGCGTCATGCGTTAGCGTCAACGCATCATCGAACTGCAACAGCACACACGTTCCGACGCCAAGCGTGTTAATGCTCTCAATCGCGGTTGTGCCGGTAATGTCGAAGCTGTTTCCGTCAATGCCTAACGTTAGTGCTGTTGCGCTGGCAACATCCGCACCCTTTGACCATCGGATTTGCTGCGAGTTTGTGTCTAGTGTTCCGCCGAGTTGTGGCGTTGTATCTAGGACAATATTGCTGGTCCCATCATCGCCCGTCGCTCCGGTTGCGCCCGTCGCGCCTCCTGATGCGAACAAATCCCATACAGTTTCCCAACTCCCGCCAGTCCCCGGCTCGGTTGACGCGGCTGCCGTATGATCAGCTGTGCAGATGTAACTATTACCGTCATTCTGAACGCCGTCACCAATCGCATATGCCGTTGACGTCACCCATGCGCCCTGCCAAGTAAACGTGACTAGCGACGTTGCATAATCCGCCTCTTGACTGAGCAGTGTAATGCGATCGGCAAGCGCCTCGACGGTCTTAGCCGGAAAGCTTGTGCCTTCCTCATAGACTGTTGATTGCAGTTTGGATGTCACAGAGGGCAGACTTAACGTTGTGCCACTCGCGGGCGCGGGCGATACCGTACAAGAGCCCGTTGCTGGCAGTCCATCGCTATCAGTTCCACCCGTATACGAAAACGCATAATCACCTGTAACATCGGTTCCGCCGCTATCGAAAACCGTTTCCGTTATGTCCGTTGCTGCGAAAAATTGGAACGTGACAGCAAACGCGGTAGTTGATCCGTTCCCGCTGTAGCTCACAATGGTGTTGGTTGTTGTGACCGCCATTAAAATGGTGCCTCTTCGCCGGTTCGCCCTTGTTCTCTTTCGATTTCGTCCGCCTTCCTGGCAGCTTCGCTAAGGGCTGGATGCTCGCGGATGGTCTGGATTGATGCCACCTTGCGAAAATTGGAGATAATCTTTCTGATGATGTCAGTTTTGCCCTTGTGGTCCTGGATTGCGTATTCCGGATCACCCTTGATTACACCATCCAGAACTTCATAGAGCGTCTGATCCCCATACCGCTCCATTTTTCTAATCAAATGCTTGTTCCGGTTAACCGCTGCCAAATCATCTCTGTTTTCCCTCAAAAGCTGGCTTGCGGTTGTCTTTGCCGTGAGTTCAATCCACTTGTTTTTAGCAGCCGGCCTATTGCGCAAAGATATTTGGCGACCACCACCCATGTGGATACTGCCACGGTGTGCAGGGAAATAACCGATCTTTACAAACTCACGATCCACATCATTCGCCTTTGTGTTGTCGCTGGAATAGATTGGACTAAATGCGTCGTATGCATCGCCAAGGTTTGACTTGTAGCTGATTGGACGGCCCCAAAAATCCAGCCGAGGCGGCAAGCCTTCGCGGAAGTACGGCAATTTTGCTTTCAGTGAAGACGTCAAATCCCATGTGTGACGCGCAACCGGATCTTCAGTCATAGCCCACTGCTTAACGCCTGTCGGTATGACCGTTGTTATGATGCTGTTTAAATAGCGTTCTGAATACCTGTGAGGCTCTTGGATCGCCGTTATAGTCCTTGCTACCCCAGTAAAATAACTCTTGTCTGTGATGTTCCTGGCCACACCCATCGCCGTTGCAGAAAATATTTCCATGATATCCGCATCATGCGCCGTGCTATCATTGTTGATAGTAAATTCCGCCAAGTCAGCCGCAAACCCGATATACATGCCGACCGGATCCATGCGGTTGTAAGCAACCCAACGATATTGCGGAGATCCGTCCTTATTGGTCCCGGTTTGCAATCGGATAGAATAAGGCTGCCAGCCGTTACGCCTTAGCGTTGCCCGCTTGCGCCAACCCTTGTCACCCTCCGGGCCGCCGCCTGAGATATTCCCGTCAAGAGCAAAGCTGTAGAATGTCGCCATGACGGTCGAGCCAAGCCCCACACGTGCAAGGGCAAGGTCGCGCCGTGCGCCACCCGCTGCCACATCTGCGCGAAACTTAGCGCCAAGTGGTGCAAGTGGTGTTCTGTCGAATGTGTAACTGAGGATGTTGGCCGGCGTATTGACAAACGGAATAATGATTGAGCCCGATGGCAAACCTATAGAGCGTGACGAGTGATAGTCTAGGGCATCCCTGAAGCCCATAAGAGCCTTGGCAACCCTGTTCGGATCATTCGTAAAGGTGTTGATCAAAGCGCTATTCTCTGCGCTTGTGATGAGATCTCTAGGCGGATCGTCAATGATATCCGCAATTCGCGCGTTAACGTCCGCTTTCTTCAACAATCCTTGCTCCACTTCTGACAGTGCTCGACGCGCTGCGCTTGCGTGCAGTTCCATGCGATAGTTGATTGTTTTGAAATACGTGTCAGCCGCGCCAAGCGCTGAGCCTGGTATATTGACGATTGATCCAACCATATCAACCGCACGGCCCCATGGCGTTGCCGGATCAAGATCCATATTCTCGGATGAGATTGCGCGCGTGCGTTGCGTTTCCAGCTTGTCCCGTCCGATTCTAACAAACGGATCATCCGCACCCTTTGAGGCGTCCATCTGTTTCGCAGCAATCTTCATACGATGATAGGCCCAACGAAACATATCTCGATGTGCTTTCACCATGGCATCCAGGGCAACACCGCCCTCAATGGCCTTAACACCTGTTACCGGGTCAAGAACTTCACCAATCGCGCCGGCTAGCTGTCGCTCAACTAGGCTGTTCACCATAACCAGTGAGTTCGAAAGCATGTTGACGACATGCGTTTTCGGACCTGACAGAATCGAGTTGATAAAGAATTCGCGAACCGCGTCGGCAGACTTGGCTTGCCATGACTTGCGTATGAAGTTTTCGAGAACTTCCGGCGATTGCGTATTCGCGAGAATGGCTATGTTTTCAGCGATTTCACGAGTTGTATGCTCCCCGCCGGAACTTTCGACGGCAAGCTTAATTTGTCTCAGCTTATCGGCACTTGATCCAGCCGGGATTGCCCACTGTTGAAGCGCACGGGCTGTTTCTGTTCTAACACCCATCGCGGCCTGTTGAATGGTGTTGTGAATGGTCAACATGCGGCGGAAGGCAAAGAGCGTTTCTTGATCGCCGGTCTGGGCGGCCCTTGCAAGTTCGGTTAGCTTTTCACCGGATGACGCCCAAAGCTGTCGGAGCGCATATTGCTCTTCTGCATTCATGGCAAGCGAGCTATCAGCCCTGCGTTTGCCTGTTAGTAGCTCCCACGCATTCTCATCACCCGCCGCTGCAACTGTCCGGATATTTGATCGCTTGCCGCGTTGTGCGGTTTTGATCTCATCCGCGTGCCCCTCGGCCATGCGACTAACAGTTGTAAGCACATCATCCTGGCTATTAAACTTGGACCAGTTGATAACATCTTTTGTTGCTTCGAGTTCCGGAAGTGGCGGCGGCCTCTTGCCGAGTTGCGGTCCTGACTGAGCCGGTGCAAGCCGCGCCTGCATTGTGCGCGGATCTTCTGCCTGACGTCGTCCTAAAACCCGGTCAACTTCCGCCCATTGATCAGCATCAGCTTTTGGAACGTCAGCATAAACCAACCTGTCGCCTTCACCGACTTTCGAACGCACTTCGTCCAGGTTGCGGCTGTACGTTAGAACTTTGCCCTCTTGCGCCTCTTTAGCGCCTGCTACAGCGTAATACCTGACGTTTCCGTCAGCTACGTCCGGAAACCTATAAGCGCCCTTATCGAGCCCCTTAGCGGCTACTTGCAATGGCACTTCAACATGCACGTGCTTTAGCTTGCCTTCGATCCGGACAACTTCATCCGCGTTTGAACCGCCGAGCAATTGATCGACCTTAGCGCCCACGTCGGCCGGCGGTTCGGCGGTTTGATTGGCGACAACTTTCGCCTCAAGTTCCTTGTGTGTGTTTGCGCCGGCTAGCTCTTTCGCCTTACGCATTTGACGCATGACACGCAAGCCCTGCAAGAAACCCGCAAACGCAACATCCGTTACACTGCCGGCAACCGCGTTTTTAAGGCGTCCGATAAGCTCCGGCGTTTCTTTGTCAGTTGCCAAAAACTCAACGACAACATTTCCTTTTCCGCCAAGGTCTTTAATCAGGTTGGCCAAGTTCCCTTCCTGGCCATCAAAGAACGCGAAGTCTGTTGCGGCGGCTTTCGCTACCTGACCACCAAAGCTTGCAGCTTTAACAGGCATCGCCGCAAATCCAGTCACAAATTGTGTAACGCTGCGCCCGATTGCGCCAGTGTAGCTTTTGGGGTCGCCAGAAACGTTCGGCAACTTCACACTGTGATCGCCTGGCTTCATTGGTTTTGACGTATCGCCACCGACACGCAAATCTGCAATATTATTGTTAAGCCAGACTGCAAGCTCATCAACTAACGCTATTGCACTGTTAACCGCGCGTACCGGCCCACCAATTGCGATATGTTTGAAATCAGTTGTAACGCCTGTCCCGATGTCCTTGGCAACCGCGCCAGCTGCATCAGCTGCCGGCTCAATCATCTTATAGACGTTGTACAGCTTGCGTAGGTTTTCATTGACGAAACCTTCAACACCGCTTTCCTGTTGTTGCTTGGCTAATTCTAATTCCTGCGGAGTAGTCACGCCATTTTCAAGCGCAAACTGCTCCATTTCTTTCTGTGTTTTTGCCTGCTCGCGTTCTTTGATGCGGTCGGCGTATTCCTCATCGATCGGCTTGCCGAATTGCTCACGGTACGCTTGCACCATATCCGCTGGCAAACCGCTTTCGCTTGGCTTAGCGCTTGCCAATTTAAGCTCTTTCGGCGCTAGGTCGCGTTGCCGTGTTGCTGGTTTCTCATCAAGAACGTTATAGCTTGGCTGTTGCGCTGGCATAGCCGGTTGTGGTGGCGCTTGAACAGGCGGCTGCATTGGCTCTTGTTCTTGCTTAGGCGCGTCAATCTTTAGGACCATTATTTAGCGCCTCCCACAACTTGAGACGCCATTCCGGATATGACTTGCTGCACAATCTGCTGAACAAGTTCTGGCGGTATTTGAGACAAATCTATATTGCTCGCGAGTTGCTGCGTGATTTGTTGGATCATTTCAGGCGGCGCGGATTGCACAACCTGGCTGATATCAACCCCACCCGTAAAACTTGGGATCGCTGGTGTTTGGCTTTCTTTCACAGGTTCCGATTGCGGCACTGTTTCAGATGCGCTGACGCCACGTGTGCGGCTAGGTATAGCTAGCTTTCCTTTCTCGCCTGATGTTTCAAGCATCTTCTGCCACTGCTTAAGTAGCTGCCATTGCTTCCCGGCTTCCTCTCGCGTGATGTTCCCGGCCCTCAACTCGCCAAGCAGCTTAATACGTGTTGCATGAACTTCCTCAAGTGTCATGGCTTCACGGCCAACACTGGTATGCGTCGGCATGGCGAGCCCGTTGCGCGCATCCTGGATCTGAGTTGTTTTGCGCTGCTTGATTAGGCTTTCGGTGTAGGTCTGGAGTTCTTTGCGATCAAATTCCTGACCATTCTTCTCAACGTAGTTATCAAACTGCTCGAGGCTGTTGGTATAGGCTTGGCGCTGTTCTGGCGTGGCGTCCGAGGATGGTCGCAGCTGGCTTTTTAAAAGCGATCGTTGCTCTTTCACCCATGCCGGAGCGGATGACTTGGGGTTGAGTTCACGCGTTGCCTTTGCATAGATCTTATCAAATGCTGACTTGCTAAGCTGGCCATTCTTATAAGCTTCTGATGCTTCGTTGATCACATCTTCTGGTGATGTGTCCGATCGTTCAAGTAAGCCAGTGTAGATTTCTGGATCGGTGACGCGCGCAACCTTTGAGTTAAGCTTCGTCATGAAACGATCGTACATCGAATTCGGTAGTTTGCCGGCGTTGTCTTCGAGCCATTCCTTTGTCAATTCGCCTTTGTGGAATAGCTCTAGGCCGGTGCGAACAGTTTCTTTTTCCTGCTCACGTTCAACGCGGGCTGTCTCAACTTCTTGTCGGCGCTCCATTTGCTCGGAATAAGCTTCGATGTTCTTTTCTTCTGCAAAGAGCTTGCGGACAAACTGATCATGTATTGTGTTTCCCGTTGGTGGTTGTCCGGGTCGGTTGTCTTCAATCTCAACCCGTTGCGCGTTTCCAACTTGCGCTAAAACCTTATTGGCATACCGTGAATGCTGCAAAACCTCGTTTGGCCGGCGCACCGAACCAAAATAGGCATCATATCCTTGTTGGCCGTTGCGAATGTATCCACTCCGCAACGTGAACCGCTCGCCAACACGAATAAGAGCGCCAATGTTTTTTCCTGGATCGTTAACATCCTGCCACGTTTTCAGCCCGTACTCACCGCGATTAAATTGCAGCGGCCCGAATGAATTTTCGCCACGTGGAGTTGTGCGAAATCTCTGCAATGATCCATCGCGGCCAACGCGTGCAATACGCCCGCCACTTTCTTGCCGAAGCAGCATTGTGAAAAATCGCGCCCACTCCCGTGGAGATCCGGTCGTAATGCCAAATTGCGCCCCGTCTTTCGGAACAAAGCCATTCAGCCGAGATGATGCAACTTGCGAGATTGCCGCTTGTGCGAAGCTGACGCTGTCCACACGGTCGCCGATTATCTTGATTTGACCGTTAAACGCTGGTGCGGTTCCCTTATTATGGAAAGCGCCGCCAAGGTGTTGCCGGATTGTTGATTGAGCCCACCGCGGTACGCTATTCGAAGAGTAATTCGGACCCCATGCACGCCGGCCGCCCTTATCAATATGAATTGCGTTCTCATAAACGCCGATACCATTGAACCCCAACGCCGACGCTTGTCGGATTAAGCGCAAGCGATCTTCTGTATTGAAGCCGCGAACGTTGATATCTATTGCGTTGCCGTGTACGTGCTGGCTTCCCTTTGCGCCGCCCACTGCCGCGTTATGTGATGCTGTCCGATGCGCTGAATTGATCTGCAATGATTGCCCGAATCTCTGCTGCAGTTGAGAGAATCCGGCGACAACATCTTGCCGCACACCGCGCAATTTCTTTGCCTGACCGGACGACAATGGAACTGACGTGTTGCGTGTTGGTTCGGCTGCTTTTCGGCTTTGCGCACGGTCAATTTCATTTTGTGCCTCGGTAAAGGCTTTGCCCAAAATTATTTTCTGCTTACCGTATTCCTCAAGGCTCATGCCCCCCCTGTTTTTCATCAGGTCGTTAAGCTGCTGCGCGGCCACATCCTTTCGCGCTTGCGCATCTTCAACCGTATTCTGGCCTTGCTCTGTTCCAATCCCCTCCATTCCGGAAGGGTTGAACTTATACCGCGCAATAATCTCTTTCGCTGTCTCCGATGCGTTCGGGCCGGCTGCTTTTAACCAGCGATCATAAACTTGCTTGACCGCATGCGCGCGGAGCTGATTCTTAACTTGTGGGCTAGCAACATCACTGCCATCAATCAGCTGGTCAATTTTGCCGAGATATTCGACATTTTGATCTGGATCATCGCCAATGTTCGGAAGCACTTGATTATCAAGCACTTTCTTGGTTTGGTCAAACGCCCACTTCTGGCGATAAACCTGCACATCGCTAAATGACTTGTTGTCGAGTGCCGCGCGTTGCCGTGCAATAAACAGCTGGCCTTCCTGCTGTTTAGATTTTGGTAGACTGTCTAAAAACTTTTTTGCGTTTTGATCAAACGTTGCAAGCCGGTTTGAGCGCCATTCATTCCCGTCACCAGACAATTGCGTCTTTGACTGGTTATATTGCAAATCATTGTTGCCGCCGAATTCCGTTGCCTTGATCTTGAAATCGAAGTTATCAGCCTTGGCTTGTTCGGCTTCTGCATATTTGGCAACGCTACCGGCTGCACTTGCGACTGTTGAGACAATCGAAGCAATCGCTTTAACCTTGGATGCCTCGTACTGCGCTTTCTGGCCCCGTGCGCGGGCTTCTGACTTCCGACTTTCCCCAACCGCCTTATAGCCCGCACCGCCGCTACGCGTGCGTTGTATTGGCCTTGCGTTCAACGATGTGCTAGCGAATGGTCGCCGATCAACCACAGGCATACGAGGCACCTATGATTGTTGCATTGCGCTGGATTGGATACATGTTGCTGGCTTTTGGCTTTGTTGTTTTGATAGCGTCGTTGCTCGGTAGCTGGTTTGATGGCGAACCCATCTACTCGATGATGAACCTTTTCAACATCAAGCTACTCGTTACTGCTGTCATAAGCTTAGGGCCGGGACTCGCCCTGCTATGGCTTCACGACTGGCTACGCCGCCGTTACGCTAACAAATGAACTAGGACCACGTGATCCGCCGCCGAGTGTATCGGCTGCGTTATCGTAGTTTTGCGCGCTCTGAATATACGCGTCACGCTGGATGACTAAGTCTTCTGCTTCGTTCATGTGAGAAATGGCCGTGGCTTCTCCGCCCCAGATTTGGACGAGATTGTCGAGCTGTCCTCGTTGTTGGGTTTCGTTGACGACGAGGGCCGCTGATCCGCTTCCGGGGTCGAGGCCGGCGGCAGCAAATCTAGCCGTTTGTCTAGCGACCTGAGAACGTGTCTCCGCGCGCGTTTTTTGAGCCTCGAAGTGTGATTTTTGTAGCTCGGTTCGCGCATTGATCTTCTCAACGATTGCATCTCGTTCGGCAACTTGAGCGGCGGCACGCGCCTTATCCGCCTCGGCGCGGTTCACATCCGCTTGCGCTTGCATCTGCGCTTGTTGCGCCTGGATTCCCGCAACCGTCCCAATGATCGAGGCAACCGCACCAATCAAACCAACAAGCGGAGCGCACATCAGAATGACTCCTCTGTTTGCATTTCAACAACAAGCGACGTCAGCATGAACGGAAACGGTGTGTCGTGCTCAAACCTCACGCGACATTCGCGCGACCACCCGGACGGCGTTTCAAGTTCCATATATTCAGATCTAAGCGGCGGGGAACTATCCATTTCATGCTCTGGAATGCGATAGATAATCTGGTCCATCTTACTAGAATTCGGCCCGATCTTTCCACCTAAAGATCTATAAACATTGGCATAAACTGCGTGAATGTTGCGTGGCCGCGCTGATGCTGATCCTTGTTGCGCGCCTGCCTCAAGATCCATTGTCTCTAGTGCTGCATCTATGGCCAAGCCGACCGAAACGGTCGCGCCGGCTGGATCAACGTTGAGATTGATTTCGCCGTTTGTGACGGTGTGTGTTTCCTGCGATCCGTTGTTAAGTACGGATACCGCCTCACCTTCCAAATAATACAAGCCCGTGATTTCCGCATCCGCCGCCGCACCTGAGATACAGCAATCAACGCCGATATAGGCCGCTTTGTAATTATCATCAGATAGGGATATCGAAGGGTATTGCGCTTGCACTTCGATGTATCGTTTTGTTCCGCCGTTGATCGTCCGTTCGGACAAAATATATAGATCATCGTTTGTTGTGCCTGGGATTGAAACGCACCGCTTAACCTTTCCTGATGTTCCGCCAATTAGATGCTTATGCCAAGCAACCACTTGCTGTTGGCGTTCATACGTCATGCCAAGCATATAACCGTCTTCACGTACCGCATAAACTACTTGATCCGGCTCTAGCTGATAGGCAAGCTCAACCATGCCGTCGCCGGTGATGTGTTCGGAGAATATCGTGAGGTCGACAGCTTCATAGCTATCGCGGGCAAAGTCATAGCTGTATTCCCGGAGCTTCTTAGCGTTGTTGTCCGGGTCGCCTGATCGTTGCGGAAACAGCGTAATCCGGCCAATCCGAATAGGTGCCGTCGCTGATGATCCAAATGTGGTCTGTGGTGCCACGCGAATGTTAGACGGCGTGAGCGCTTCGTTGTTTGCGCTCGTACCAATCGACATTTCAGAACTAGACGTTCCGGCTGTTAACACCGTGCCTGGTGATAGCCATCGAATAACGTCCGCTTGTCCAGAACCAATCGTTGCGATAATAGCGTCGCTGTCTTCTGTCCCGTCTTTAAAGTCTGTAAATATGCCGGAACGGCTAGACCAAATTGTTTGAGGCTCTGCGGCTGTTGAAGCAAACCAAAGCCGGTTTTCGTGGAAGGCAACTTCACTCGGATAACCATCCTTACCATTCCAGCTACCAATCTCATAAAGACTGATTGCAGATGTTCTGATGCTCTCCGGCATTTGATTATGAATGATTTGGACAGTCACCACCGTTGACGATGTATAAGCCGTTATTTTTAGAACGCATGTCGTGTCATGCAGATACGTTGCATCGAAGTAACCAGCCGTCCCCGATGGATAAACCCGCACCGTCCCTTGCTGGTGTGTTGGAACGCGCGTGACCTGGCCCCAATCCGATATAGTCGTGACGTTACTCACGCCATAGACAAAACCATCTGTGGTGTATTGGTCGCCGTTAGCTAGGCTTGCCGATCCATCCCCAAGTGATGCGCCCTGAATCCCCGTTTCCGTTTGGGTTGCGTCGCCACTGTCACCGCCTTCCCGAACCCGAATTAAAGCGCCAACCATATCAGACGTGAATATGCCACTCGTTGCCGTGCAGGTCGCCGTTGATCCGACCGCCTGCGTTCCGTATGTGGTGGCTGATGCATTCCAACTACTAAACGTCAAGGTTTCCGACGTATCGCCGTTGAGCGGCTGGAATGGCCCTTTTTCAAAGCCGAATTCCGCCAAGGTCCATGCGGTATGTGATGTCCGCGTGATCGTTTGAGGCTTTTGATCTGGATGGCAGATATACAGAACATCGTTGGTCTGGGCGAATTGCAGATTTGGCAACTGGCTTTCAGTGTAAGTCGTGGCCAGCTCCACAATCTCGGATGCCGTTCCGCCTGATGTGTACGTGCCGAAACTGGTGCTGTCCTCACCGGATAGTTCGAACGTGTTGGCCGTCGTATTCGCAACCAGAAAACGCCGGTTGTTAAGCTGGTGCATACCGCCAACACTGCCAATATAGACATAGTCACCGTTTGAAAGTGTGTGCCCGGTCGATGTAACAACAGCTGGATTGGCATTAGTAATGCCGGTGATATTGTTCGCCGCGTGCGTGATTAAACCGCCGTCGCGGAAAAACCAAACATAGCTCGGCCCGAACATCAGCGTATAAGCTTGCTCTGTATTGTAGACAAAACTAACCAGCTTGGCGTCTTCTGAGCTGCTTTTAGGCTCAACAATGTATTTGAAGCCTGGGCGCTTGCGTGCGCCACCGTGAGGAACAACAACAAAGTTGGTTACTTCATAGGCCGCGTTCCGATACTTCTCGATATCGACACGGCCTCTTAGCCTTGGGGTAAACTCGCCAGCGGTGAAGTTCGTGATGAGTGCTGCTGTTCTTGCCATCAGAGACGACTATTCACCCATATGTTGGCTTCGAATGAACGCGGCACGCCTTCCTGACTGTCTGCCGTTCGCGCTTCTCTCAACTTCCGCTCGGCGACTTCCCATAGATTCTGAACGCCGCTTATTGACTTTTTGGACGCGGCTGCAAGTTCTGCGCTCATGCGTGCAATCAGGGCATCAATAAACAAATCATCGTATTTGCTGATGTCTTCTTGCCTAAAGACGTATTCGATTTTCACCGTTGCATCGTTCGAGACAACGAACCCGGATTCAATTCGATAATCCGGCTGGCCATCGTGGAATTCACTGTTTGCGGATGCTGATGGTGTGTCGATGTTGGTCTGGATTAACCTCAGAAAGTCATCCGGCAACACGTGCTTATAGGTGTATTTCCAATCTGGCGTTTCAGTTGATAGCGCCAGTGTTGACCGTTTCACCGCAAAGTTCCAGAAATGCCCGCGAAGCATTGCATCACGAGCTTGAGGATACGCAATCTTGCACCGGCGAGCAATTTCCGTCCCTTGGTCTAAAGACGTAATTGTCTGCTCACCAATGCGCTGTAGGGCCAAGTTGCAGATTTCAGTATCAGATGTGATCTGGCTCATTCACTTGGCCCTATCAGTTAGTCGTGCATGTAGACAAGGAAGCCGGCAATATCATCGCCGTCAGCTATTGCACCGGGGCTTGTTGCCCTGATAACAACACCGTCCTTGCTTTCAAACACTTTGGTGTGTGCAACCGCATCCAGCCCGGCTAGCGTCGTGAGTTCCTCGAACCCGATCACGCCAGCGTTTTCAACCGAGATGCCATCAATCAAACCATTGTCATCCGCCACAACAGCTGAGTTATTTAGGTCTGTGTAGGCATCCCAACCAAGATCAAGCGTTGCCGATGCCGTTGTCCAGTTCACATACATCCAGGACATAGGCAGCAGCAGCCGAACCCGGCCTGCTGGAATTTTGCAAAGCGCTACGGATGAGCCCGCATCACCCGCACCCGATTGGTCGTGCTCGAAGTACATCCCTCGAATACGGCCTTTCCAATCGCTCGTCTCGTTATTCACGGCCGGCGTGGTCGTGAATACGTTAGCGTATTGGGTGCTTTCTTGAGTAGTTACAGCCATGTCTATCTACTCCCCTTAAGCGTCATACGTTGGAGAAGCGCCAGGATCACACAAGATAGTGCCAACCCGTTCCTCTTCCATGCGAGTTGCGCCAATGGACATGCAGCAGTAAACTTGCGTTGCATAACCTTTGTCGTCTCGCTCGGTGACGCGTGTTTTCATGTCCTTGCCGACGGACAGAAGCATTCCTGACTTGGTCCAATACAGAACCTTGTCATCGAGGTTGCTGTCTGTACCAATCCGCTCGGTCGGAATAATTGTGAACCCGCCGTACTTAGCAATGTTCCCTTCAACAAGCGGCTTAATGCTGTTGTAGTCAACATTCGCAACCCGCTCATCTTTCATCAAACTTTCTGCCTGGCGCGCATTGACGACCATGAACATTTCCTCGTCCGGGTCGACACTGTTTTCAAGCAGTTTGCGTTTCGCGAGAAGCACCTTCGCCACGTTCAAGCCTGTATCAGCTGCGGTAACACCTGGCCAAACCGTTTGGACGCCCACGGTCATACTCGAATCGTAGTTCGTTTGCGTTGAGCCACTTTCACCCGTGTATGCCGTGCCGTCCGCTGCAGCGATGATCACGTCATCCATTGAGCGGCCCATGGCATACATGGCAGCAGTTGCGTACGGTGAAGCGGGATCAATGAGCATCCGGATGCGATCTTGTTCGTCGATCAGATCCGCCCATTCCCAATCTTCAAGCGAAACGCGCCTGCGTGCATGTGGGGTGTCCATGCGAGGCGTGTCCGCATGACGTGATGTCCTGCGTTGCGCCTGAGTTGCACCGATTTGTTCATAGAAAGAATTTTTGCCGACCTGTGTTTCGTTGCGGACGGCGGAGCGCAGTCGAGAGCCTTTTTGTTGAACCAGATGATAGACATTGGCTCTATACTGTTCGACGTGCGCCGTTGTTACCTGAGTAGACATGCTACCAAGCTCCTAAACGGTTGTTGTCAAGGGTGAATGCTGGTTACCCGGAGAACCGGACCAGTTACGCTAACGGGCGCTTGTGTGAGGCTCTCAACCGGACGGTTTCCCGTTACCCGGACCTACAGGCGGCGCGATGTGCTGTACTGGCTTACCTGATCACGGGTGCGTTGCCGTACAGCTGATTATTCATCACTGTGAGTTCTTTAACGCGTCGATCATGCTCCGGATGACTGCTGTCATATAGAGCCGCGCCATATTCTTCACGGAATGATGAAATCTGATTTTCAAGATCGGCTGGCGTTGCTTGTTGCGCGTGGCCACCCACGAGCGATGTTTCACCGCCCATATCCTTGCCGATCCGTCCAAAAACTTTAAGCATGTTGGGATCATTACCGAGCCCGGTTTCATCCAACCGCTTCAAGAATTCTGGTGTTGCATACTGGCGCAAGGCTGATTTTGCCTGTCCTACGAACTGATCATAGGCCGGCCCCTGCTCTAGTCTCAACGAGCGCTCGGCCTCTTGCCGTGCATGCTCTTGCGCTTTGACCGAGTCTGCATGCCGTTGCACCATCAATTGATAATAGCTTTTGTGCAGCGCCTTGGCTTGGCGATCGTTCAAACCTGCCTGGTGTACTGTTGTTCTAAAATAGTCCTCACCGGCTGTATCGTGTTCCATGCCCTGGGGCATTTCAATTTGTTCGAATTCGTATGCTGTTGATTCTTCGGGACGTCCGAGCTTTGTATAAACCGCATCCCAATCCTCATCAGTCTTCGGTGCGGGGATGTTGTCGCCCATCTGCCGTTCAAGGTTAACGTATGAGCTGGCTAGCGCTTCTGTGGTCGAAAATTTCTCCAAAGCCGCTTGACCTTGAAGTTCAATTGGAAGGCTCGCGCGCCAATCATCGCCGCTGTACTGCGGTGCCGGCTGCTCCATACCCGGAACGCCGCCAGTCTCAGCCAAACCGGCCTGCACGGCTTCCTCTGCGAATCCTTCAGTGAGTAGTGTTCCGCCGCCTGCATCAACGTCGCTCATCATTTAGCCTCATGAGATTATCTAAGATGTTGAAATCACTCTGCGCAGATTGCACAAAGTCGGTTGGTTGCAAGCTCAACATATGAACGATATGCAAAGCCAGTTGCCGCTTGCCTTCTTCTCTTGCTGCCTCAATTGGATCGACTGTCGCAATCGGGCTGTAGAGATTGGCTTGTGCGAAGACATCGGCGAACACCGCTTGGCCGTCCGGATCGTTGTAGATGCCCTGATATTTCTCAGACATCACCTTGTCATGCAGCGTTGGCACCGGCCATACCTCCAACAAGCTCCTGAATCTGAGCGGGATCAATGTTCATTTGCTCGGCAATCGCCCCGACTTGACCTTGCACATTGGGATCAGCTGCCGCCTGTGGCGCAGCATCCATTAATGCCTGTAGATCAACGCCACCTGATTGAGCTGCATTCGCCATCGTGGCCATGGCATCCGCCCCTTGTGCTGCCATCTCAACACCTGGTTTCATGGCTTGCATCTGGCGCATTTGCGCCTCTTGCTGCTGACGCTCTTCTAGCTCATCATCTGGCCTCAACACATCCGGATCATTATTCCAGACTTCGAACCAAAGTTTCCGATAGAGCTTATCGAGATCCGTATTTTTATCGATGGTCGCTAATCCAGGCTCGTTCATCTGAGCGAACATGCCCAGAACCTGATTGATACCGCGCATTGAGCTTTGCTTTTGGACGTTGGCCAGCGGTGACACGTACTCCACCGTGAATTGCTGATCGCCGGCATTCTCTGGCGGTTCTGGTAGCTCTTGCTTGCGGTTGAGCATGCCGTACACGCGATCAATCAAGCGTCCGAGTAGTTCACCCTCGAGACGTCCAACAAGCGGCCCCATGAGGCGCATACGCTCTTGCTGGCGTTGCTCCACTTCATAGGCGGTCTGTTCGCGGGAAGATTGGTATGTTTGAACCACATCAACATAGAAGCTCTGTCGGATACGATCTCGTATGCCTTCCATGGCTTCATTCACAAACTGGATGCCTTGCAAGCTGACTGGATGTTGCTGGATCTGCCGATCACCGCGATAGTAGTTAATTCCACCTGGGATAGTCCGAACCGGCCCCTGATATCCCTCATCTGGCAACCACAACGGCGGATCAATTGCCTTTTGTAGTGCCTTGATCATGGCCAGCATCATGGAATTCAGCATCTTGATATCTGGCAATGCTTCCATGGCTGGCGATCGTCCATACGTCTCGCCGGCATAGAGCGACCATCTAGGCACGAGATAAGGGAATTCTGGAAAGCCTGACTCACTGAGCTTGTGCAGTCCGTCTTCTTCAAAATAACAAGAGCCATAAGGCATCTGAGACGGCGCTTTGACGTTGGGATCTCTGAATTCACGCGGATATACCGCATGGATCACCCAAACCTTATCTTCGAACTTCTTATTATTGATCTTGTCCTGGATTCTATAGGACAGTTCCCAACCACGATGCTTGGCGAGCATCATCAGTTGCCCGACGCTGTATTCAGTCCGCCTGAATAGCTTATCGACAACGCGTTCCTCATTGTGAGCGATAAAGCATTCGGCTAGTGGCCTGGCATCGGTAAGGATCTGGCCTTGACGCGTCTCACCAACGAACATAACCGCCGTACCGAATGACGCTAAGTCGAGATAGGTTTCATGCAGGGATGTAGCAAAGTTTGTGCCTGGTGCGTACAGCTTGGCCCACATGATGTCTTCAACGTTCGATAGATACGACTTGATCTCATCATCTTCGTTGTACGCATCGTCTGTCATGCGGAGCGAGAACCACTTTGCAGCCGGGTTTGTTGCCAGGCCATGCAGTGCAGCTGCAAGCAGTTGGTTTGAGTGAATAGCAGTCGAGTCATAAACTCGCTGCATGCGCTTTTCACCCTCGGTACGATATCCGACAAAGTCTACCTTTCGAGGCTGCACATACTCCGCAATCTCTTGCCAATGCTGCTCCCAATTCGTGCGCCGTTCGCCTCTCACATCATCAAACTGATGTTTAAGATCCATGATGGCTTTGTCAGCCGCCGCGTTATCCAAATTCACCCGCCATTGCTAGTATGAGACGTGCTAGCTTCTTTGCATCTTCATTCGTTAGTATGACTTGAGTTTCGTTCAACTCGCCGTCACCGTCTTCGAATGAAAGTCCGACGATTTCATAAATCGCGCCGCGACCAAGTTCCGGAACAACGCCCGCCGATACTTCAAGTGAAGACACCCAATGCGATTTGCCTTCCGCATTAACAATGCAAACCGTTGTTTGTGCGTGTGCAATCTTATCCAAGCGTTGGCCTCACTGACGGCGTTGCGCCTAAGTTATCTTGATCGCTGACAAGTGTTGAGGCTAAGCCAGAACGTTGCTGTAGTGCTGCACGTTGCTGAGCATCCCTGTTTGTGTCTAGCTCGCTATCACGCGCCGTTGGCTCTCTGGGCGGCGGCTCTGGCTCTGGTGGTGGTGGTGCCGGCGCTGGTGCCGGTGTAGACCTACTAGATCCGCACATTGTTATTATCTCCCACCTGGATCACCAAGCTCTGAACCGAATGTTTTGCTGTCATTGCGAAGCGCATCCAATCGCTGCTGCTCAACCTGGTTGCCACGATCGGTTGCTAGAGCTTCGCGCTCGGCGTCTGATTGAGGTCCGCCGTTTTCTGGTGCTGGCCAATAGTGATCTTTAACGATTGGCTCTTGTTGTCCGCCGCCTTTTGATCCGCACATTGCTGCAAATCCCTGTGTTCTCGGCGCTCTTTCAGTAGAGCCCGCGTCAATCCGTTGACCTTCACCCGCCTAACTCCGATCCAAATGTGTTGTTTGTCGTGCCTGATGACGCTGAGTTGATCGCTGCAACCATTTGTTGCTGATTAGGATCAGTCAAATCACTGGTTGGCTCTGTATTTGCCTCTTCAGCTGGCGGTTCTGTGTAGTGATTATGCGTTACCGGAGCTGGACTAGATTTCCTGCCACCCATGCACATTAGTTAGCCTCCGAATGTCTGATAGCCGTTATTCGGCTCGCTAGGATCTGTCGTTGATAGGACGTTAACAGCGCTCTTACGTTGCGCCAGCTTGGCGCTGTCTTGCTGTTGCACGTCATAGTCAAACTTGGTTGGCTCGGTTGCTGGTGGAGCTTCCGGAGCTGGTGGTGTTGGTGCTGGTGCGGATGATCCGCCGCCGCCGCCGCCAAAACACATTATTCTGCCGCCTCTATTAGTTCTGGATTGAGCAAGTCTTCACCTTCACGCCGTATCCAAACAAAGCGGAGATAATCGTCTCCGTTTTTCCCATAAGCAGATAAACGCTCACCTTCTTCTCTCGCTCCCATAGCTCGGAGAAAAGCATGTGCGTCAGTATGATTGATATGGCTTTCACACTCCAGTCGGTGAACCCCGTGCTCGTAACAGTAGTATTTAATTTTCTCACGTAGCCAGCGCATCATCGGGAACATAGAAGGCTTGCTTTCATCGGTCCCGAACATCCAGACTTCCCAAACGTTCGGCCATCGTTCAGCTAGACCACCAACCAGAACAGGAACACCGTCCTGCCAAGCTATCCGGCCCACTGCTGTACGCTCTTTAACCAGGTGGAACGTCTCATAACTAAGGATGATTGGGCTATCATGCGGACGCTGGTTAAAGATCTCGATTGCATCCATCTCACGTAAGTTCAAACAGATCCGGTCTAGGGCGATTTGGGTTACGTCCTTTAGGATCACATCAGGCATGCGGATCATAATCCAGTTCTGCAACGTACTGGCGTTCATACGCAGCGCGGTAGCGTGGATCATCCACCTGGAACGGATCGTAATCCATGCCGAATGCGTGCTGTGCTCTGCGCATTGACTTGTTGTAATCACCACCACCAAACGTAAGCAGGAAGGCGTCAGCCCGGTTTGGTGACTTCACACCGCGCTTCTTAAGATCATCCTTGCTTTCAACCTTTATCTTGCCGGTGCTTTCCATCTTGTAGGTTGGCACAACAAGCTCACTCACTAGCGCATCGTCTCCACACATTGAGACTTCCATGCTCTCGAACCATTCTCGGCCCTTCCACCATAGCTCGTCGCGTAATCGCATGTATCTCTGTCTATCGGAGCTAGGTTGCTCACCAACATTAACACCGCGAGCGGGAAGACCGAGTTCAGCAAGGCGATCAACAACACCCGAACCCACACCGATGACATCCACGTTAATTGCAGCTGGGCGATCCTTGATTGGTGTGTCATGGTATTCACGGGCGACAATACCAACAGTCTCCATTGTATCGGCTTTACGCCATTCCTTGGTTGGCTCTAGCATAGAGTTTCCACGGCGCTTAGCGAGCGCTGTAGCGTCATCACCAAAGCGGGCAACATCCAGGCCCCAAACAGGTGAATAATCATCCTGAACCACTTCTCTGCGCTGCGCAGCCTCGATCAAACCTAGATTGATGACTGCGTTATCTTCTGATGTCGGGAATTCCCCAAGGACGCGTATTCGATAAACGTTGGAGTCTTCACCGTATTCACGTGCGACTTGCTCGGCATACGCTTTATGATTTTCGTGGCTGACCGTTGGACTAACGTCATTGGGGTTGAGGCAGTTGACGGCGTGGCAGCTAAATTGATCTCGATTAGAGTGGAAGGCATTGAAAAAACGGCCACTTGTCCGCGTGGGGTTGCCACACATGATGGACATAGCATTTTCGCCAGTGAGCGCACCGCCTGCGGTCTCAAAGATGATATCATCAATGCCTGATGCTTCTTCGATTATGAATAAAAGGTTGGGGCTATGGAAGCCTTGAAGCGCTTCCGGCTTCTCCGGTCGTGCAGTTCGAGCAACTGCGAATGCGCTTTCGGGATCGGACTTGATAAAAACACGCTCAACTGAGACTTCGACCGCGTCTTGCAGGAACTTTGGAAGCCTTGCGTGCCAGTTGCGGATTTCTGACCAGACAACGTCTCGGAGCTGGTCTTGGCTGTTAGCCGTGACTGGTATTTTGCATGGTCGTCTGAAGAGAAGAAACCAAAGAATAACCCATGATTCAAAAGTTGTCTTACCAACACCATGCCCCGATCGGATGGCCAGGTGTCTATTTCCGTCTGCAATGGCTTGCAATGCTCTTGCTTGCCAGGGGTGCGGCTCAACTTTGAATGCCTCTATTACGAAATAGTAAGGATTTTCTTTCCAGCGCTTTATCAGGTCGTTTGGTGACATGATACTCGCGCGCGTGCGTGGCGTGCTAAAAGTAATATACTTAAGTTATTAGGTAGCCGCGCACGTAAATGGTTGTTCATTCGTCTTCTGCTGGAGGCGGCCCGTAGAGATCGTCAATTGCCTCTCGGATCATTTCTACCTCGATCATTGCAGTCACTAGATCGTCTGTAATGTGGCTGTCTGTTGCAGTGGCGTTGTTTTTAACACGAGCAATCAGCTGGGATAGGACTCCATGCAGCTTCGTTGACGCCAACCGCAAGCGGACCATGTTGCGCACTTCGTTCGGTATCTTATTCATCTGGCGTCACGTCGATTGTTGGCGGCAGTCCATTGAGCTGCCTGATGTGCTGTTCTAGCTCATCGCTCAGTGAATGGCGCTGATTGACGTCTAGTGTTTGTGGCGCTTTTCCAAAACCACGATCTAGCAATGTGTTGATTGCTTGGATTTTCACGTTGTCTGGTGTTTCTTCTGATGTTGCTAGCCTAACCAATGTATCGACTAGCTTATCCGCTTGTTTTTGGATTTTGTCGGCAAGCTGCTTAGGCTTTTTTGATTTTCCGCTAGGGTTGCCTGATTGTCCTGGCTTGAATTGATACTCTTTCGGCGGCTTGCAATGGCCTACCTCATAACTCGCTGCATCCTGCGTGTTGCTCGCTGCGTCAGCCTTTACAACTTGAAGCATCATACTTGACCTTCAAAACCCTCATCATTTTCCGATATGCCTGATCGTGCATCCCTACGGTGTTTGTCTGTTTCTTCGTAGGCTGCGAGCATGTTAGGCTGCGCTTTAGTAAATCTTGAAGCACCTTTTGGGTGATACCCGTCCTGTTTAAGATCATAGATAGATCTAAGGCTGATGCTACCATCTTTTTCAACTTTCACTGCAAAATCTTCGGGATCTGCTAAGACTTCCATGAATTCCCAAATCATAGCGATCTAACGGATAGTGCGAGAATAGCGAGTTGCCACCATTCCCCTTTGATGTCGATAAATTTGACGTTGAAGTATTTAAGCAAAGCCAGCACGAGAACGGCATAAGCTATAATCTGCAAAGCCGGCCTCATTGGCCCTATGATCTTATTGATCTGGTCCATTGCCCGTCCGCAAATTGTCCATGATGACATAAGCACTGAAGTGATTTGCATGCATTTGCAATCCCCTTTTCGCCTTATTTTGCATATTTGCCGTCGTAGTGAGTCGCCAGTTGCCGAATTGCACAGATCAGTGCGTACTTGCCGGCACCTGCTGCTGCGTTTCTGGATCCGCCAAAAGTTTCTAAGCTTGCATCATTGAGGCTCTTTTCCTCAACAATGCATTTATGGATCATTCTCCGCTGTTCAGGCTGATTGATAGCTTGCAGGGCAAGAAACGCAGCTTCGTGGTGAAACGCCTTTCGTTCAGCGGATGTGATAGTTGCATTCGAAAGTTGTGATAAAGGTGTGCTGCCGCCCATGCGCTCTCCGTACGCGCTAACCAGTCCCGGTGTGTGCATCCCTCTTGTGACATCACGATAGAAGCGTTCAGCGGCTTCAAATTCAATCCGAGTGATATCGCCATTGCGAAACAGGCGATCAACAACCGAATTAAGCTTGAATGCTTCGCGGTTTTTGTCCCTGCTTTGCTTTGGCGTGTCATAGTCGGATCTATGTTTTAGCAGTTCCGGGGTTGGTACGTAGTTCATTGAATTGCGCCTTTGCTCTGCTGACTGCTGTTTGACGCTTGGACCTACGCTCCGCGATTTGGCGGCTTACTGACTTACGAGATTTGTTTTTGACGACTTTGCCGTCACGAATGACGTAGCCCTTAAGGCTCATTTCTTTCGCTCCCTCATCACCTCAAGCGTCGCGCCGTAAATATCGTTTGATATTTCCGACGGAAACGGGAACGAATTTTCCACGCCTTTTGTTATCGCCTCTTTTATTGAGGTATGGCCTGGGAAAGCATCTTCTACTGCATCACTTATTGCACCAGCAACCAACTCTCGGAAATAATCATTTTTCATCAGGGCATTCACCAATTCATCAGAATCAATGCTCGTCATGCTCGCCTCACTGTGATCTTGAAGTTGTCTCTGCCGGCTGGCTGGCATGAATGGACGTAGCATTCGCCGTAATTCTCCAGCAGGACGCGTTCCCCGCCTTTTGGAGGGCCTGGAGTCCGGTCAACGATAACCTCTCGCACGCGGCCATTCTGGCGCTCTGCCATGCGTTGAACTTCCTTAAACGTCTTCATGATCCCACCTTGTACTGTTTTGGGATCGCACTCATGCCGTGAGTTAGGGTTGTTACGATCCTTCCGTGCTCAACCATGAATGTGCATTCCTTGGTTTTGATCACGTTTGCCCCGCCCTTGATTGCGCTGCGGACAAAGTCGTTCAGGATTTGAGCTTTCAGTCTCTCCACATCCACGCCGTGCACTCTCTCGATGTATCGGAGCAATGCATGATCTGTGATCAAATTGTTCATGCTGCCTTGCCTTTCGCCCAAGACTTGTTTGGCTCGTATGCGTGGCAAGTCATGCCCTTGAGAACCATGCGTTCATGACGAAAGCTGTCGGGGTTTCCGCACTCATAGGCCGGTGCCTGATCCCAATTGTTTTTGAGGTCTTTGCTGCGGTGCTTGCAGGTGAAACATGAATTCATGCTTGCGGCCTTTCAATATCTCGGATGACGTTGCACGCGGGATCACAGAACAGATGGACAGTCTCGGTTGAGCCTCTGCGGTTCTTAGCAATGAGGATTTCAAGCTTATTTCGGTGTTGGTCTAACGCGGCTTTCTTTTCGCGTTCATCGTCGAAGTTCTGGCGCTCGATGTAATAGGCATCGCGATAGACGAACATTACTGTGTTTGCGTCTTGCTCAATGTCACCTGAGTTGCGCAGATCAGCGAGTGACGGGCGCTTTTCTTCGCGGCTCTCTGGCCCTCTGTTGAGCTGGCACAAGCCTACGATTGTGATGTCGAGATCTTTGGCAAGCTTAAGCAATCCCGCCGAAACTTCGCCAACCTCATTGGTTTTGTTTCCCTTGTATCGGTCTGATGGTTTCACGTGCCCGATGTGGTCAACAAAGACGACTTTAAGCGGAGTTTTCGTGCGAGCCATTCGCTGCTTGTGCTTGCGGATCTCGAAGCCGATCTCGTCCAGGGATAAGCCTGCGCGATCATCCACAACGAAAGGCAGCGTTTGCAAATGCGCGCCAGCCTGACCAAGCAGATCGACTTGATTGTCGTTCAGGTCGCGGTTTCTGATATTCTGATATGACAAGCGCTCTTGACTAGTCCACATCAGATCCGACAGCGAGCGATAGCCAAGCTCTTTGGCGCTCATTTCAAGGCTAAACATTACAACGCCGATGCCCTTTTTTGCCATCTGCAAACCAAGGGACTGCGCGACCATGCTCTTGCCCATAGACGGGCGGCCAGCAATGATGATCAGTTCTCCAGGCTGATAACCTCCAAGTCGTCGAGTGAGCTGCTGTGAGCCCGTGAATATCTCTTCAGGCACAACACCGTCCATGATGTCCTGGACGATCTCTGCGCCAACATCTCCAAGCATCTCAAAGCTGTCATCATCCGATGCGCGGTCGACAATCCGCTCTAGATTGCCCTTGACGCTTTCAAGCATTGCCTCAGCAGATTGATCACCTATCGCCCCGTGTCGAAGATCATAGCCGACTTGGTTGACGGCTCGCTTTGCCGCGATTTCACGAAGTCTTTCGCCTGTTCCCGGCGTTGCGTGCTGAATTCCGAACGATACTGCAAAGCGGATCTGCTGGCGGACCGTAAACTCGTCATCAGCCATTTCGTCCGCATCAACCATGGCCTCAATCATGCCCTGTGTTATGCTTTCTCCGCGGCGGTGATGTTCTTCGACTATCTCAAACACATGGCGGTTGACGAGGTTTGCAAAATCCGTTGCTCGCAGCTTCCACCGGTCGATCTGGTTGTGGTTGACGATGACAGCACCCAAAGCAATCAACTCAACATCAATTTCCATGTACTTCACTGCAACAAACTCCCACCGTTTGCAGGCAATACTGGCTGTTGGTCCTGGCTCTCTCGCTTGATTTTTTCGATAAACTTCTGATTGGCGATTTCTTCCGGCGTTTTGGGCTTTGCTGGCAACTTGTTCTCGTAATTGCCTTCCAAAACTTTGGTGATGTTGGAATTGTTCCGGCTCAACCAATCGATGGTGAACCAGTTGTTTTCCAATATCCGGTCGCATCGCTCAGCTATTCTCAACGCTTTGATCCAGCCTTGGCGCTTAAACGTTTTCAATCGCGCAGCAATCTTTCGCTTTCGCTCTGGCTCCAGCTTTCGTGGCACTGGCATACCGTTTTTTTGGGCGAATTTTTTAAATTGATCGAAAGCGAATAAAATATCATCGTTAGATGATATATCATTCTTATCATTCTTAGAAACATTCTTAGAAGATGGATCACTTTGCGGATCGATTTTCGGGCTTTGCGGATCACTTTGCGGATCAGCGGGCGCGTCGAAACTCTGATAAATCTTGTAATTACAGACGGTTACAATGCTAACCTTTTGACCAGGTTGCGGATCGATTTTTATCATTTGCTGATCAATTAGCTGATCGAAAAATCGCTGGCATTTTGCAAGGCTTAGATAAGGAAATTGCTTATGCAACAGACGGCGCGATAATTCTAATTGACCGCGCCCAATGCCATTAGCCTTGAACCTCGCCTTGGCGATGATCCAAACCCAAGGGCCTATGAATTCCGGGTATTTCGTAAACAGCGGATTATCGAATAAAGAGCGGTGGATTTTTACAAACCCAGCCTTGTTTTTGTCGGTTTTGTCCTGCATATTCAACCTCGCAAACCGTAGAACCTGCAAAATCTGTTCAAGCCCGCCGACTTCGCACATTGGCGGGCTTTTACTTTTTCCAAAATACGCGGATGACTACTTGCCCTTACCGGGTTTCAGGATCTGGGGAATCCATTCACCCGGCTTGCAATTTGAAGGGCACTCAATACGCTTGCGGCACAGGACGAAGCCCGACGGATGGGCGCTTAACCAAGTGGCAAACCCGGCAGTCATCACAGGGAGATCTTGTCGGGCTCCGTCCTATGCTGCATGCATCTCATTCGTTAGATCGTTTCCCAACGATCCAGGCCGGCCGAACACATCCGGCCTAAGCTCATGGACAGATACGCCTGTCTCATTCGCTAGCTTCAGCGCAAAGCGATGTGAAACCTGCCCTTTGCGCTTCCAGTGGTTGATCATCTGGCGGGTTGCGCCAATCGCACGCGCGCCGTTGAGCAGCGAACCGTGACGGGAACGCAGCTCACCTAGCGCAAACAACAAGGCTTCCTTTTTCATTTGCATGATCATCCATGTATCTTTAAAAGATCCATTGTGCAAGCGTGAATTTTATTTACACACACACTTTAGAAAATGCACCAAATCAAGACCCTTGCGGATGTTGGCTGAACACGGAATCACATGCACTTCTTCGAATAGGTGCGTAAAGATGCCGACAGTTGGGAAACGCCTGCGCCGTGCGCGGCTTGCTAAACAATTGACACAACAAGAACTTGCGGACCGCATCGGAGCGAAACGCAATGCTATTGTTGCCTGGGAAAATGACCGCCGCGTGCCGCGCAATTTATTTGTGCAAAAGCTGGCGAATATTCTTGACGTGCCTCGGAGCACCTTCAACCGCTATGGTGGAGGCGGAACAACCCTTGCACCTAAAGCTGAGCCTCATATTATCTACCAAATAACTCTCAATGACTTATTTGCATATTATGAGGAAGGCATGAGCGAAATAGGCCAGCCGGTTACGGTTGAAGTCACGCCCGTTAACCCACTTATGGAAAATGAACTACGCCACATCGTTGAAGATCACAGTATGGATGACGGCACACGCGCCGGACTAAAGCCCGGTGACGTGGTGGCTTTGTCCAAAACAATCAAGCCGCGGGACGGTGATCTGGTTCTCGCCTACGTCCGCGAAGATCAGCTGCCAATCTTGCGCGAATACCGGGATCGCGGCCCCGGTTTCTTCGATCTTATCGCTGCGAATCCCGAATTTTCGACGGTGACTTGCAACAGTCAAACTCCAATCGATATTTTTGCAACCGTCATTCGCACGCTCTCAATCCGCCACTAGTGCACCTTTTCCACAGTTGAAATTGTCACGCCCCCGTGATCATGTATTTTTTTTGGGGGGGTGCATTTTTTTGTATCTTTTCTCTTTACACGTGCACCTTTTTTGAATACATGTAGTTCCAACGCAGGGCGGGCTCTTACCTCCCGATCAGCCAGACCCTCCTGGTTTTTCTCCGGCCCGTCCTGCGAATGAATTGAGATTGAGCGCGTACTAGCGAGGCTGGATTAACGGGGATTCCAGCGGGGGTCTCACAGTACGCTCTCAACGGGGCCGGCCAGGTTTTCAATAGGTGTCCTGGCCGGTCCATCAACGCAAAGGGCAAGGCGATGTTGACGGAAAATTTTGAGATCCTTTTAGCCCAAACCTGCACAGAGAAAGAGTTTGGCAAGATCGACGTCACACCTTCTCATTGCGTGATCACCACGTATCACAAAGACCGCTTAACCGGCGAGTTTACCGAGCATCGCGAGCGGTTCGTCTATGGCACCAGCCCGACATTTGACCTGATGATTAAAAAACTTTGCGAAAGGGCAAGGCGATGTTGACGGAAAATTTTGAGATCCTTTTAGTTCCAACCTGCACAGAGAAAGAGCTTGGCAAGATCGACGTTTGGGCACACCTCTGCGCTGATGATGGTCTTTATTTTGTCCCTTCTCATTGCGTGATTACCACGCATCAGAAAGACCGCTTAACCGGCGAGTTTACCGAGCATCGCGAGCGGTTCGTCTATGGCACCAGCCCAACTATTGACCTGATCATTCTAAACCTTTGCGACATGCATTTTTCAGTCGAGCATATGACCGAGCTTTACTTGCATCGAGATGAGTTCGCCGAGCATCGCGTAAAGCAGGCAAAGACGCTCACCAATGCAATCAAAGAATATCGAGAGGCGGCGTTATGAGACTGCTTGTGTGTTTTGCGTTTGGAATTCTGGCGGGAATGACAGGGACTATGAACGCGGGGCACGCATGGAATTTTGGTCTGAATTACGCATTTATTCGGCAGCCTGTTTATCCATATGCACAGCCGTTTTATGCGGAGCATCGATTGCTCATCCGGAGGCGGGAATGATCTTTTTATTTAACTTTGGCTTAGGTTTGGCGGCGACTGGCCTGGTGTTATTGGGCACCGCGTATTTAGTAGAGGCAATAAAGCGATGGGTAGAGAGTTTATCGGAACGATGGGCAAAGCAAAACTTATCGGAATTATATTATTCGTCGTTGGGTTTTCGCTCATCATCGCGTCGTTGCTTGTGAGGTAAGTTATGGCCTTGTTTAAAATACTTCAGTCAGTTGATGCTGACAGCACGTTGCCAGATTACAAAACAAAGACGGAGGAAACGTAGTGGATAACGTGACGCCCATTGCTCATGCAAAGAAAAGTGACATCGTTCGCACATCACCGGCGATAATTCCTGAGAACATAGAGGAGGCTTACAGGCTCGCTCAATACGTCTCGAAGTCTGGCCTTGCACCGCAAGGGATGAAGACGCCCGAACAGTGCATGGTTGCGATAATGCACGGTCTAGAAATTGGCTTGCCGCCTATGCAAGCAGTGCAGAAAATTGCAGTGATCAATGGCCGACCTTCGATATGGGGTGATGCTGTCCCGGCTCTTTTGCTGTCGAAAGGTTTTCGGATTTCAGAAGAGCCAACAGAAAGCGGTCACAAATGCACTATCACAAGGCCCGATGGCCAAGTTATTGTTAGGCAGTTCACAAAGGCTGATGCAGAAAAAGCTGGCCTATGGAATAAAAGCGGACCCTGGAAGCAATACCCTCAACGCATGCTACAGATGCGGGCCAGATCGCTGGCGGCGCGCGATGGTGCGGCGGACGTTTTGGCGGGAATGTACTTAGCTGAAGAGGCTCAAGACATCCCGGTTGATACGGTGCCCGGCGATAGCGCTGTAGACATAACCCCGACTGAGTTGCCCGACTGGCTGCAACATGACTGCTTTGAGCAAAACGATAGTCGGCCTAATCCAAACCACTACAAAACAAAGCTGGATGGACAAGAAACCTATAACGAAGTGACGGGCCAGATTCATGATTGCGATAGCTTTGAGAAACTAAAACAAATGCCGGATCTGTACGCCGACGAAATTCGCGGCATGCCGTTACGATGGGCGCAACATATCTTAGACGCGCTAGACAATAGAAGAAGAGATTTTACCGATGAATTGCCCTGAGTGCGGATGCGTTATCAAAGATCAAAAGCCTAGATCAAACCCGCAACATCGGCGTTTTTTCGGGATGATTTCAGCGGCCTATCATCAATGGCCTGAACAGTTTCAGGAATTCCAGCCACTTGATGTTGAACACCTGCGAGCTTGGTTGTTGGTTAAAGCCGGACATAGGCACGTTGAGCACGTTGGCGTCAATGTTCAAAAGCTTTCAAAACGTGAGCTAGCATTAATGAAGCGAGCGTATGAAAGCCCGGTCCGAGTTAAGCGGGCAAAGAAGGTTTATCGTTTTTGGCGAATATATCAAGGCATCGCCGTCGTTTTAGAACCGCTGTCTGTTTCATTCGATGAAATGCCACATCAAAAAGCGTGCGAGATCATGAACGAAGTCGAAGATTTGGTTTGTAACGTTCTTGGAATTGAAAGCTGTGACCAGCTTCTGAAAGAACGGGAGCAAGTTGCATAATGTACGAGCTAATTAGACAAGGTTACGGGTGGGAGGATTGCTTGATTATTTTCAAGCCAAAAGATGTTGAAGCGTTCAGGAAACTCTATCTGCAACGATTTAAGCAGGAAATGAAATATGAGCGTTGAATTTTGCCACGATTGCAGCATGGAATTCGATACTGATTGGTTCGAAGAATGCCCAAGGTGCTCACATGAAAAACCCCTTCGAGTCCGAGAAGCGGCGGACCCTAACCTTACGAGAGCGAGCAAAGTTCTTTGCCTCTCGTGGGGGACAATGCGAGGGATGCGGCGTCAAGATACGATCGGGTTCCGTATGGGACATCGACCATATACTGAGCCTTGAAAACGGCGGCACCAATGATCTCGATAATTTGCAGCTGCTTTGCCAGAATTGCCACGGCGCAAAGACGCCCAAGGACCGAAAGCAAGCTGCCACTACGAAACGCAAATACACGAAAGCCGTTGTGCCCAACAAGCACAAGCGGGGCGGCTTTCGTGGTTGGCGCAAGATGAATGGTGATCTGGTATGGCGGGAACGCTAACGCTCTCTCAAATCGCAGAAAAGACCGGCATGAGCCTGCGTTTTTGGCAGGCCAAGGCTAAAGCTGGCGCTATCCCCAACTTAAAACGCCTGCGGTCGCCGAGTGGAAAAGGTTGTAAATACTTTGTTCAAGCTGATGGATTCGATGCATGGTGGGCCGGGCAGCTTGAGGATGTGAAGCCGTGTCAGGAAAGCATTATCTGTATCAGCGGGGCGAATGGTGGTGGTTTAAGAAGCGCCACAAAGGCAAAACGATTCGAGAGCCACTCGAAACGAGATCTCTTAGACAAGCTCAAGAACGTCGCGACCGCTTCTTAGCCGAACTTAGCGCCGGCCGATGGGGCGAGCAACGCGACAAGACTTTCAATGAAGCCGTTCACAAGTGGATTGATACGCATCTGCCAACGCTCAAGCTCAAGTCAGTGATGCGATACCGCGTGAGCCTCACGCATTTACTTGAGGATTTCGACGGCGTCCCACTCAAAGATATTACCAGCAGCAAGCTATCAGATTTTGAAGCCCGCCGCCGCAAGTCAGGCGCGACAAACCCCACTATTCGCAGAGATTTGGACTGTCTGTCTTCTCTGTTTTCAAGCTGCGAGGAATGGGAATGGTTAGACAGCAATCCAGCGCTGGCGTACAAGCGCAAACGCGCCCGCAAGGGACTGAAAGAAAGCGCACCGAAGACGCGCTATCTCTCTGTGGAGGAAGAGGAAGCTATTCTGTCAGAGGCGACAGCAACGCTTTATAGGGCGGTTGCATTTGCGATTGATACTGGTCTGAGGAAAGAAGAGCAGTTTTCTCTTCTCAAGTCTGACATTGACCTGGCCAAAGGCGTTATCAACGTTCGCCCTGAGATCACCAAGACAACGCGCGCGCGACAAGTGCCACTGCTTCCTCGGTCACTGGAGATCGTCAAGTATCTACTTGAGAACGTTCGCGGCCCTTACCTGTTCACAAGTCCCGCGACTGGCAAGCGGTACTCTGAAAAGTCAAACACGTTCTATGCACGGCTACAGCGCACCCGGACTCGGTTCGGAGTTCCGCCTGTATCATGGCATGACTTGCGGCGAACTGCCGGTTGCCGTCTTTTGAACGTCCATAGACTGAGCATGCATGAGGTTTCGTTGTGGCTTGGCCACCAGTCGATTCAGCAGACCGAACGAACTTATGCCTTCCTTGAGCAAGAACGGCTCAAAGAGGCGGTTGAGGCACAAAGTGGGGCACAATCGATAATCAAGGGAGCCGCAAACGATTGATAAATATGCATTATTCACAATAGAACACGTGTAATCATAATCCGCGTGTCGGGGGTTCAAGTCCCTCCTCCGCTACCAATTTCCCTTGGTTTTTCAGTATTATTTGATGTCTAATGCGCGCTATTCGCTCAATGCGCGATATGCGCGTGGCACAAAGTGGGGCACAAACTGTTCTTTCACTGTTCCTCTTAGACACTTTTGTTTTGAGTTTTTTGATCTCGGCCTCAAGCTCTTTAATCTTCTTGTCGCTCATGGGCCCACCTTCTTGTTAAGCGTACCACTTGCCTTGGTTCTCAAATTCCTCGGCAACTTCCGCAAATCCTGACTGTCGCAAGATAGTCAGCATCAACTCATCCGCATAGACGTGCGCCATCTCTGTATCGGCGGTAGCCCAAATCTCCTTCATCCGTCTTAGCGCCTCTTCGGGAGATATTTTCTCTTCAGTTTCATCTGCCACAGTGTTCACCTTCTCTACTGGTTCGCTACTATTGCGTTCAAGAATGTCATTGACATCGCCCATAGGCTAAGCGGAACGCCGATTGAGAACATCACGCCAAATATGATGATCATGCGGTTCTCAATTTTAAAGCGGTGATCATTCTCGCGGCGCATGTCGTCCCAGGCTTCTTGATACTTCGCGCAATGCGCTTTCCAGTCCGCCTCTGTCTCAAACATGTCTGGCGGCAGCATTGGCATTGGCGGCGGCACTCGTCCTAAGCTAAACATTCTGGCACCTTCTCGTTAATCATCTAACCCGTCTTCGTGCTCAAGTTTTCCGCGCTTGTGTATCTCACGGAACAATTCAAGCTCTCTCTTTTCCAGGTCAGCATGTGTCTTCTTAATCTGCTCTTGACCGTCAAACATATCCCTGTGGTGCACCGCAGATCTAAGTCGTTCCATGAGTACAACAGTACGGATTAGATTGTTGATCAATCGTCTTGTCGATAACTCGCTAAAGTCGCTCACACTGGCACCTAATCCTCTGTCTTCTTTGGTCGTCCGGCAGCATCGTTATTTCTTGGGTATTCCACCTGCCACCACCGTTTCATCGTCTGATACTGAATGCCCGCCAGCCGTGCGACTGCCGAATTCTTCAACTCATGATCCTGCCAATACTTGAACGCCAACGCACGCTGTTCATCGCTGATCCGGTTATGGGCGATGCGCTCGCGCTTCTCTTCGGTCAACCCGCCGCCTGTCATGAGCCCGGCAATCAATGACGCCTCGCACTCCGGTTCATGCAGGGTATTGTCGGCGGTTTCGATGACAACCATTGAACATAGAGGCCCGCACGTTGACCACATTTAGCGAACCAGCACAGGCAATTACTTTTTCTTTGCTGTTTTAGCTGATTGTTTAAAGGCTTTTGCTGTTGGCGCTCCTTTCGCGCCAGCTTTACGCATCCGCTCGCCCGATCCTGTTGCTATTCGTTTTCGTTTTGCATGGATGTTAGCATATAAACCCCGCTTTACCATTTGCTCACCATTTAGCCTCTCTTTATTTCTTTGCGTACTTTTTTGTAGG